ACGAGCACCTTGAAACGCCGGGGCTGCATTGGGCGGATTATGGGAAAATATATGCACATCTCGGCAACCGTGGCCGCGAGGTTGCGGACCAGATGTTCGGCACTGACGGCCCGTTGCAAGGCATCCTACTTCATGCGCCATTGTCGCTTGATTATCCTGATGCCCGCCTTCAAATTGTCGAGGTGGACGATCCTGTGGCTGCGGGCTATCTGGCCGCTCCGGTCGATATTGTTGAGCCATGAAGGTTGCGCTGTATAAGGGCAAGCGCGGCGGTTCCGCTGGTGCGTTTGACGCCGCCGTCCGTTGGTGGACGCGGGGAGCCTACAGCCACGTCGAATTGATATTTAGCGACGGCATGTCGGCGTCCGCCTCCGCACGCGACGGCGGGGTGCGTTTTAAGCGGATCGATTTCAAGCCGGAGCATTGGGATTTCATTGATCTTAGCGTCGATGAGGAACATTTGCGGACTTTGATCTTAAAGCGGCTTGAACAAGAGTCCGAGCAGAATCGGCAAATCGCAGATAACCTTGCCAAGGCTTTTATCGCGCAAGGCCTTACCCAAGTTTTCGACGAGAAATATGCGCGAGCTTTTTTCGAAGAGCGCCGTGGTCTAAGATATGACTATTTCGGCCTGTTTGGCTTTGTCTGGCGTCCGCACAGTGGATCGGCATTGCTGTGGTTTTGCAGCGAGATTGTTATGGGTGCGCTCAAATTTGATGACCCTTGGCAGTTTAATCCAAATATGGTCGGAGCGATTGCACGCCGCCTGGGCGAAAACTAAATGGACGCGGTGTTTAGCAAGGAATTGAAATGATTGATTGGTTCAAAGGGTTGAATATGGTGGCGAAGCTAGGCGTCGTTTTGATGGCCCTGGCTTTGGTCGGCATCGCGGTCGCCACGATCAACCATTTCATTGATGTCGCTTTTCAGTCGGCCGAAGAAACCGGCGCGGCCAATGTGCGCGCCATTGTTGCAGAGGAAGGAATGTCAAATGTCAAAAATGCCAATGAAGCGGCTGCCGAAGTTCGCAGCGATCCTGTTGTGCGCAACGCTGATTGCGTGCGCGACTCCAGAACCCCCGAAAACTGTTAGCGACGTCAGTTGCGCGGCATATAGCAGGATCAGCTATGCCCAATTGACGCCAGCGCAGCGCGCCTTGCCCGCCGAGCAACAGCTCGATTCGGGAAACAAAGCGGACAGCGACATAACAGTGTCCGAGATACAGGCGCATAATGCCCGCTACAACGCGATTTGCGGGGCCGTAAAGCCCCAATAGGGCGTTGCGGGTCCGTAGGTGGCCGAAGCGCGCTGCGGCCCCTTACAGCGCCTAAAATGAAAGGCTTGGCCGTATTGTGGAATCCAAACTCTAAACCCCTTTAGACTCAGGACACAAATTCTGTGGTCAACCGAGCGGCGACGTAGCAATGCGTCGCCGTTTTGCTATGTAGCCATGCGACGCTGCGCAGAATTAGCCGCAAACTCGCGTGAAATTCGAAAGTTAAGTAAATGAAAAATAACAGTAGGACAATAACTTACCGTTAGACGACCGGGGAAGAATTGACGCCCTTAAACGTCGGATTTCTGCGGGTCAACAGTGTTCTGTGCGACGCCGTGCGACGATATCGCCGTCGCACGTGCGACGATGGTATCTTTTGGGGTAATTCGGTCATTCAATGCGCGTGCAATATCGAGGCTGTCTTTTATGCGCTTTAAAAATCGCTTCTGGTCGTTGCCATGCCAAATAGAGCCATCATAATCGTGTATTAGAATACTAGAACCATAGGTCTCATACTGCACTCCCATTCGAGGTTCATAGTGGGGGTGCCATTGTTCCATGAACCGCAAAGGAATACCTAGATATTCTCTTTCAAGCATAGGCTTGCCAAGCATCTTTTCATCGCAAAATGTGCTGCGCCAATCGCGCGAAGCCAGCTCCATCAAAGCGCCGTCGTTTACAGCCCAATGTGTTATTCTATAGCGATTGCGGTTTGCTAGGTCATGTTGCTCAAGCATAAACTCAATGGGGTTAAACTCGGTCATCCCTCTAACCTTTCCTCGATAATGGTGCGTTCGGCGGCGCGGGTTATCGCCTCGGCCAGCCCCATGACGGCGAAGCGGTTGTTGGCCGGCATGTAGGTGTCGATGATCTTTTGCGTGTAGGCGATGCTGTGGCCGCTGATCGCGGCGATTAGCGGCACGGGCACGCGCAGTTCGCCGAAATAGCACATGCCGGTGCGGCGGAAATCGCGGAATTGGGTGCTGCGGATATGCTTGGCAAGCCGCCAGTCACCGGCAAGGATGGCGCCATACCATGCGACGGCGCGCACCTGGCTAAAGCGGCGCTGAAACTGTTTGTCGCTGTAGCGTTTTGCCATGCGGTCATCTGGCAAGATGACAAAGGTTGGCACGTCGCGCGCTTCATTGGCCTTTATGGTCGTATGCACAAGGTCGCGCACGGCGGGCGGCACCGATGGCCATACGTGCAGCTTGGTTTTTTGCTGCGCCTTTTTGAAGCCCCATACATTGCCGTGTGCGTCGGACAGGGCGCACCGCGCTTCGGGCGGGACGTCTACCGCTGGAATGATGCGCCAATCAGCCTTAGTGTAAGCGAGAAGGTCACTTTCACGCTGCATAGTCCAAAAGCCAATGAGCATGGCAAGCCTGACCGATGGCAGATGCAGCGCAGTTGCGGCGCGGTCGAGCAAGTCAATTGCGCGGGCGTCAATGATGTGGGTTCGCCGGTCGGATTCGGGGATGCGCATTTTTAGCGCAGGGTTTACGGCGATGATGCCGCGATCAACGGCATAAGCCATAAGGACGCGCAAAACGCGCAATGTGTTGGCGGTGGCGCTTTTTTGGCCGCTGCGTACCAAGTGATCGCGCAGTTCAAGACATGCGGCGCGGCTGATATGTGCAACGGGAATGCTGCCTTGCTCGGTCCAGATCATCAACTTGTCGGCGCTGTGTTTGTATAGCCGCTGTGTTTTTGGCGCGAGTGTGTTGCGGAAATGGTCGCTGCGCATCCATGCGTCGGCAAGTTCGCGCATGCTGCGCGGGCGCATGTCAGACAGTGAAGGCCCGCCATTATGGCCAAGGCCAGCATGGTTAAGCCCAGCGTCCCAAGTGGCGATTTCAGCGTTGCGTGCCTCGGCCAGTTGAATAGCGGTCGCGCGATCCGTGCCGCAATCCAGATTAGCCCAGCCCGCGCGGCGCATGCGCGGAGTCGGTTTCCAATGATATTTGATGACGCCGCCAGCCAATTCGACGGGGAACAGGTTGGGGATACCAATGCGGCCCTTGCTGCGCTTGCGGGTCATGATGGCACCTTTGCCGTGCGCATTTCATCGAGCAAATTGTTCGGCGGTGGTTGAGAGCCATTGAGCAGCCGATTAAGTGATCGCCGTCCGACATCAAATTTTCGAGAAACGGCAGCCGGCCCACCATGCCGGTCCACAAGGGAGCGGAATTCTTCGGTGTTGGAAATAGTCAAGTCGGCCTCCATCTGCCAATCATCATTAAGGGCGACACGTTGCGCCGCCCCCGTGGTTTTGTCAATTCACCGGTTGTTCAATCATAAACATGTTGCAGACGACATAATGGCATTGCTGATATCCAGCCATAAAGCCGTCGAAAAATGCCTTTTCTATAGCCGTGGGTAGCAAGCCCGGCTTCGTCGGGCTGAAACGGAATTCGATGGCCGGTTTGTGCGTTGCTGGATCCACGAACTTGTGGACAGTGACGTCGATCGACTTGTCAAAGCGTTTGAGAAACGCCGCTTGCACCGATGCTACCGCCCCTTGCGCGACGGCAACCATAGGGTTTGTGGTTTCGGGTAAGTTGGCCATTTTAGTATTCATTCTTTGGTTGAAAATTGTCGATCCAGTCCATTGCGGCCATGGATAGAGCGGCGCTGATGGCCAGTTTGCGGCGGATATAGTCGAAGTTGGTGGCTTCGTTTCCACCGCAATATTCCATGGCGTCGGTCAGGCGTTCGCGGGAGCGGCCAATCATATTGATAAGCCGTTCCTCCGCGTCGCTTTCGTCGCTGTGGCCGTGTTTGGTCACTTGTTCCATACGGAGCTTATTGACGTCCAGCAAGGCAGCCGGATGCCGCATAAGCCGGTCAAGCGTTGCCTGTTGCGCGCTGTTCAATTCATCGCGTTCTTTGAGGCGCGGCGGCGCAGCGGGTGTGCCGTCGAACAAGTCCGTCGATGCTTCGAGCGGCGGGCGATCAAATGCTGGGCTGTCCATTTTTCTGGCTCCTGCTTCCGACATGGCCAACACGGCCAAGATTGCTGCACCAATTCAAGCTGCGCTGTTCGGCGTAGCGCCGTTCGCGGCGGCGTTTTTCGGAAAGTGATATAGGCGGGCGGCTATTGGTCATGCGATGCCGCCAAAAAAGCCCGCGCCTTGCAGGTGAATTGACCTTTGGTCGTCTTCGGCTCCATCATCCCGAAAATGGGGAAAGCAAGGCACGGGCAGGTTGGACGCGTCGAACCCGGGGTGGGCAAAGCGACGCGCTTTGGCAGCTTTTCGAAGGCTCGCCAAATTCATAAAGGGGTGGCCGATGTGAGGGCTTCAAACTTTGCCCATGCCGCGCCGATGCCACCGGCGGCAATCAGGCACATGGCAAAGCCAATGGCCAGATTGTTTTCCAGAAAGCTGTAAAGCCGTTCGCGGATAATCTTTTTCATAGGGCACCCGATGTGCCAGCCACCAAGGCAGCGTTGCGGGCCAAGCGTCCTTCCACAGCGCGCCTTTCGGCAGGGCCAATACCGACTTGTTCGGCCCCGCGATGTTTCCACGCCATAAATTTCTGGCGCGACCAAATGCTGTGTGCGCAGATATTTTCCGCACCCTTGCAAGGAACACCCGATTTAAAGCGGGGATTTTCGGGCAACGGCATGGATTGATGCCGGTGCAAGCTGCGTAGTTTTTCGATAATGCCACAGTTGCGCTTATGCCAGTCGAGGCACATTTCGCGCGCAACCTCATTAAAGGTCATGCGATCACGCGGGCTTGGTATTGCGCGCGGCATTTCGTCTATTGCGGCAACAGGGAACGGCAATATGTTGCTGCCGTCGTGCGCCAAGTGAAAATTATTATTTGGTTGCATTGAAGTCTCCTGGTAACTCGGTCGCTTTAAATAGTAACCATATAAGATACCGAGTGCAACAAAAAAATTACCATAGGAGATACTGGCGATATGCGACACAAAAAAGCCGCGCTGCACAGATTGCGCAGCGCGGCCGAAAATTTTGGGCGGTCAGTTGGGCTTTATCAGACGGCGAAAGGGAGTATTTTTGGTCCAGCGCGGAATTGTGCGCTGCTTTGCGCCACGGCAGCAATCGTATTGCGGCCTTCGTCAGTTGCCAGGCGGTAATTCTTATTAATTTCGCTCAGCTTTGGATCGGCAGCAACCGGATTATCCAATTCGGTCAATAGGTCAGCGGTCGCAACGCCCAATGCAGCCGCAATCCGCCGCGCATAACCAAAGTTTAAGTCGCGTTGTCCCAGTTCAATGCGAGAAATCTGCACCTTGCTGAGACCAACAAGCTTTCCAAGCTCTTCTTGTTTCAATCCGACCTGATCACGCCAAAAGCGCACACGGTTCGGATAATCGGATAAGGTTTTTCGTGCCATCGAGGGAAATTTTACAATATGTGCGGTCATCTTAAAAATCCAAAATTGGTAATTCAGTGAAATTTGTTATTGCCACATAGTATCTTCTATGGTTACTGACAAGCATGATTAGTTTAGCAGCACACAAGATCAAAGCGTTCCGTGAGGCATTCGGTTTGACGCAGGCCCAGTTTGGTGCGCGTTTCGGCGTTAACAAGCAAAGGGTTTATAAATGGGAGACAGGCTTAATTGCCTTCCCGTCCAAAGCTATCATCAACAAATTGCATGATGATGATATTGTGGATCGACACGATTGGTTTGAAACCGTCGATGGCCCGTTGCTGTGCGCGACATGCGAACGACGGTTGCGTGACCCGGTTGTGCAAGGATGCACGCACGGCAAATGCCCGCGCCAGTTATTTCAGATTATGGAGAAGGTAGCATGAAAGCCGATATCGATATCCAGATCGTGTGGAACGAGAATAAGGGCGAGGTGCAGTTGTTCATCGGTGATTTCCGCATCGGCCTGCCGCCTGCGCTGTGTGAACAGTTGGAAAAGGAATTGGCCGCAGCGCGGCGGGTGCCGGAACGGGCGCGCGAAATGGCGGAAAATTATGAGCGCATCATGCATGGGCCAGCAGGCGGTGACATGTCGGATGCAGTTGTCTTTACGCGGCAATCATTTCTCAAAGTGCCGCCTTGCCATTTGCTGCCGATTTCGGATGCCGAAGGCCCCGACCGTGCGTGATAGCCGCGCCGCTTCGATCAAAGGATGGGAAACGCGTAAGCGGCGCGCGCAGGTGCTTGGCGCTTGTCCCGAACTTTATGGCCCTGACGGCAGCAAACGCGGGACCGAGCGGCATAAGGTCAAGTCGATATCTGAAATATTTCACAGATTGCAGGGTGGAGCAGCGGTAGCTTGCTTGGTTCATACCCAAGAGGTCGTCGGTTCGAGTCCGACCCCTGCAACCAATCATGGGTCCGGCGACCCGTTTTCCCACGTTTCGGGTGAGCGCCGGGCCAATGACGCGGGCATTCATGGCGAGGCGGTATTCGCCGTGGATGTCCGCCATGCTGAAACAACAGCATAGGTTTGGATCATGAAGGTGGGGACCACAGACATTCAGGCGCGCGCACGGGCGGTCAAGGACCGCGTGCCGATGTCGTCTATTGTTGGCATCGATGTGAAGCTGACCAAGAAGGGCAGCGAACAAGAAGCATGTTGCCCGTTCCACGGGGAGCGCACCGGCAGTTTCATGATCAATGACGCAAAGCAGTTTGCGCAATGTTTTGGCTGTGGCTGGAACGGCGATGTGATCAAATATTTGATTGAGCGCAAAAGCATGACGTTTATCGCCGCGCTGCGGATGCTTGAGGCCGATGCAGGGATTTCGTTTGATACGCCGGCCAATCGTGCCGAGGTCGAGCAGCGCCGCATTGAACGCCAGCGCAGCGAGGAAGAAGCGGCCAAGCAAAAGCAGGAGTCGGCGCGCGGATTGTGGCAATTTGCCGCGCCGATGAAGGACACGCCCGCGCAGAAATATTTTGAGGGTCGCCACATTGATTTTAGCAAGTTGGGTAAGTTGCCGGGCGCAATCCGATATCGGCATGATACTTGGAACGCCGAATTACGGCGCAATATCCCCGCCGTCGTCACCGCAATAATCGGCATCGATGGCAAGCATATCGCCACGCACCGCACGTTTTTGGAGCATACGCGCAAAGGTTGGGTGAAAGCCAATCTTGATACACCAAAGACGATTTTAGGTGGGTTCAAAGGCGCGGCCATGCCGATCCACAAAGGCAGTTGCACCAAGACGCTGCGCGATATCGACGCGGGCACGCCCGTCTATGTCAGCGAGGGGATTGAGGATGCGCTCACCATCGCAATGGTTGACCCAACGCGGCGGGTATTGGCAGCGGGCACGCTGGATAAAATTGGCTCGTTGATATTGCCAGCCCAAGCGGGCGACCTGGTGATCGTCGGGCAATGGGACAAGCGCCAGCCCGACAAGCCGCGCGATGCGGTCGCCGCATTGGAAGCGTGCATCGCATTGCAACAAGAGCAAGCCGACCAACAAATGACGGCAGACGGCGAAGTGCGCGGTGTCAGCATCCTATGGCCGCCGCATGAATATAAGGATTTTAACGACGTGTTGCGCGGTGTGAAGATGGCGTCCGCATGACTGACCCAAGCAACATCGAGGCGGTTGCCGCCGCAGCGGCGACTCCGCAGCCCGCGCCCGATATGCGCAAGCGCAAGCCGAAAAGCGAAGAAATTCGCGAGGAAAGGCAATTGTTCAGCTATTTGCCCGAAAATTGTCCTGTGACCGCGTTGGGCGTGCAAGGGCAAAGCATTTGGGTGCTTGATGCGTCTAGCCAGATCATAAACATGAAAACAGACTGCAAAAAAGGGGACTTGATCCTGCTTTTTGGCGGCTGTGAATATCTCGACGAACGCTGGCCGCAATGGAAACAGCCGGGCAAAGGGCAAAGCGAGCCGGTTAAAGACGGGTTCAACCAAAAAGAAGTCCAGGTCGATTTATTGTCCGCCTGCTATGCCAAGGGCATATTTAACCCGGTCAACCGTGTGTTTGGCCGTGGGGCCCACCGGTCGCGGGATGACGATACACAGTTAATACTGCACATGGGCAACCGTGTCATGTTGTCCAGCGCCACCGACTGGCGCGGGGCACAGACCGATCAGCCGATTAGCGTTGTGAAGGCAGGCCGCGTTGGGGAAAGTTATTTCCCCGCGCTGCCGACATTGCCCGCACCCGCCAAAGACATCAGCACGGTCGAGGAAGGAAAGCAGCTTCGCGCATTGTTCAACCGATGGTTCTTTCGTGAACAAGATGCAGCGACATTATTGCTTTTGGGTTTTTCGGCACAGATGCACATTTGCGGCGCATTGACGTGGCGCAGCCATGTGCTTGCCACCGGCCCGACCGCTGCGGGTAAAAGCTATTTACAAAGCCTGTTTCGTGCGTTGCATGGCGATTGGACCTTGTTTGCCGAAGATGCCAGCGAAGCGGCAATACGGCAAATATTGGGTGACGATACGTTGCCTTTCCTGCTCGACGAAGCCGAGGGCGACGATAATGGAGAGCGCCAAATTGCGATATTGAACCTGATGAAAAAGGCGTCGTCGGGCGGCAAAATCATTAGAGGGTCACAAGATCACAAGGCGCAGGAATTTACGGCGCAAAGCTGTTTCATGTTGTCGTGCGTCCTGCACGCGCCATTGAAGGGCGAACATCGCAACCGTGTTGCCAAGCTGGACATGCTTCAGGTGCCAGAAGGGGTTGCGCCGTTAAGTTTCGATGTGTCCTATTGGCGCGAAATCGGACGCAAAATGCACCGCCGCATGGTGCAACAATGGCCGCGCCTTGCCGAAACGCTGGCGACATATAAGCGCGAAATTTCAAGCCATGGCTATAGTGGACGATGGGCCGACACATTTGGCACATTGTTGGCCTGCGCCGATTTGCTGTTGTTTGACGATGCGCCGCGCAATCGCACCGAAGATGCAGAAAACCCGACTGAAAAAGCATGGACCCGTTTGATCCTGCCGATGTTAGCCGTCGGCAAAGGAGAGGCGTTAAGCGATACCGAAACGGTTATGCCGTTCCTCCTCGCCAAGACATTGCAAGGCGCACATGGCGCGGCGGCGGAAACGGTTGGGCAGTGGATCGACCGGGCATTAAAGCCAATCATCGACCCAGTAACAAATGAAAGCCACGGCATCGACCAGAAAGCACGTGAACGCCTGAAAACCGTTGGCCTGCGCCTTATCCGTTTTGAAACAGTCGACCGTAAACGCAAAATAAAAGACGCGTGGTTGCAGGACGAAAATGCCTATCTGGCGGTCGCCTATCCCACGTCATCGCCCTTGTGCGACCTGTTTTCGCGCAGCCAGTGGGAAGCCGGAAAATGGATACAGTCGATGCAAAAAATCGACGGATGCATCAGCGGGCTTAAAATCCGGTTCAACCCAGGCGGCAGCGAAAATGCCGTGGCGATACCGCTGAAATCGTTTTGGAACAGTAAAGAAGGAGCTGAGTGATGGGGTATTCCGTTTTAATAAACAAGGTGGCCAATACTGGCGCGCCTGATTTTTCCAGTGGCGTCAAAGTGGCGTCGCGCAAGATGAACGTAAGCAAAAATGGCAAGGCTGGTGCCGAGTATATTCAACTGACTATCGGCCAAAAGTTGGCGGCGGGGCTGCACCTATCGCTTGACCACCATAAGCTGGCGTTGATGTTTGGGAATGGCGACGAGTTCGGCAAAATGGCAATGACGGTCGATAATGAAAAAGGCATGTTTTCGGCAAAGCGCAACAAGAAAGGCCAATATCTGCTGTCGATCAGCAAAGAGACCGCCGCGGGCATTTTGTTAATGGGCTTTGAGACATTTTATCGTGAAAAAGCAGAATTGATAAAGATCGATCCGGCCAAGCCCGTTTTTGCGATTTTTGATATCGAGCCAGCCCTCCAGACTGTTTATAAAAAAACAGGCGTCAATAACGAATAACCACCCACCGCGTCATTGCAACCGCATGGGCGACCGCATTTATTGATATGCACAAAAGAGGAGCAAGCGCATGAGCACCCTTAGCCGCGCCACGGGGACCACGCGGGAGCGGCGGCGGAATGATTTTTACGCCACGGTTGACCCGCGCGCGGTGGTGCCGTTGTTGCCGTTTTTGGAGCCGGAAGCCTATTATTTGGAACCATGCGCGGGTGACGGGTCGTTGATTGGCCTCCTCGATGTGCATGGGCACCAATGTTATGGCCGGTTCGACCTGGAGCCGCAATGCCCCTATATCCCGCGCAGGGACGCCCTGACGCTCCAGACCCGTGAATTGCGGATCATCACCAACCCGCCATGGTTTCGCGCGTCGCTGCACCCGTTAATCGAACATTTTGCGACCATGGCCGATGAAGTGTGGTTGTTGTTCGATAGCAGTTGGCCGCACACAAAGGCGGCGACATCCATCGGCCAGCGGCTGTGCACCGATATTGTCAGTGTCGGCCGCCTCAAATGGTTCCTTAACAGCAAGCATGACGCGACCGACGATTGCAGTTGGTACAGGTTCAGCACGGACAAGTCCGCGCCTACCAGGTTCCATTGGCCAAGCGGCACAAGGGACCAATCGGCGCGGTTGCTTTAGCCTCTATCGTCCTCTGCCTTTTCGGCCAGCAATGACAATAACCCGCCCAAGCTTTGCGCCGATGTGTCGTCAGGCATGTTTTCCAATGTGTCGCCAAGCCAAGCGATAGCGGCGACAAAACGGCTGTGCGTCAGTTCTGCGCGGTCGTTGGCGACGGCAGCGGCAAAGGCCAAGTCGGTATGGATCATGCCGCTTCCTCCGCATTGACGGTTTCGATTGGCCGGTGCCACGCATAGACCAAGCCATTGCCGCGCCGTGTGCGTTTCTCGGTCCAGCCCAAGGCGGTCAATATGTCGGAAAAGCGACGTTTCAATGGCCAGTCGGGTTCGCCCAGACCCAGACCCGCCGCAAGATCAGCAAAAGTAAATCGGTCGCGGCCATCGGTCCACAGGTTGACGGCATCGGACAGGCCATCGGGCAAGGCCGGCATCGCATTTTCAGGCAAAGGCAGGCCGATGTCGCGCCACACGGCGCGCGCGACGCCATGGCCGAACAAGCGCCGCGCCTCTCGCACCGCAGCAACGCCCGCGTTGAGCCAAGCGGCATCGTCAAAACGGCGCATATCGGGGACTGGCGGATAATTTGCAGAAAACGCAAATTGCCCTGTCTGACGGATCGTTGGCAATACGGTGCCCGTAACCCAGCGGCGAAACGCCTTTGCCTCCGCCCGGCGCGACTTGAAGATCGCGTTGTATAGGCCCGATTCGGAAATGATAGAAACTTCGCGGTTTTGCCCGCTGGTGTCCATAATGTGGACAGCAGCTTCATCGTCATCCATTATTCTAACCATGTGTGGGCCGTGGCTGTAACCCAAGATCGAAGCGACGTCGGTGGCGACGAACCACGGTTCACCGTCCTGCAGGACGATGCGGACAGGTTGGTTCTCGAATGTCAAATTTAGTATATCGTTCATGGCAATTCCTACAGTCTGCCGGTCAAGCTTTCCCAATAGCTTGGTGACCGGGCGTGGCGGGTTGGAAATACCGCTGTAGGCAACGGCGCAGCTTTCGCTGCCCCATCCACGTCCGGCCATAAAGAAAACGCCTCAGGCAGGGCCGTGGCGCTGGGTGCGCCTACATAAGCGGGTTCCCAATCCCGAGAAGGCGACTTGCCTTGCGCGACGGGATATGGCAGCCATTGCGCAAACGTGCAAGGGGACAATGAGAATGTGGAAGTCGTTCAAAGCAATAGTTACGAGCAAGTCCGGGCCCGGATTGATTTTTGCAATCATATTGGCTGCACTTATTCCGATATCTTCCAGTGACTCCGCCTTAATCATTGGTATGGGCTTAGGCACAATGATAGACCCGTTCATCTTGATAACAGCCGCGATAGCCATTTTTACGCCAGGTAAATGGTACACGCCGATTGCTGTCATGATAGGCGGCGTGACGCTTGCGTTTGTGCTGGGCGGAAACTCTGCATATGTGCCGACAAAGCCCACCGTGCGCATCGCTAGCGGCGCTTCTGCGGTAGTCATGGGCTGCATAGTTGTAGCCGTGACGCACGGAATATCTGTTGCTGTTATGCGTTTGCGCGGCGGCAAATAGGTCAAGCTGTGCCATCATGATGCCATTGCCGCAAATAAGCGTTGCTGCCATGCCTCACGGCGCGCGGGTAAATTTTCCGATTGGTCCCCTTGGAGCCAAGCGCGGTGCAGCTGCAACGCTTCGAGAGCGTGTGCCTCGTCAACCGCCTCGGGCACGCCGGGAACAAGCAAAGTCGTTCGGTCATAGGCACGGCGCGCGGTCGCCTCTACCTTGCGGCGGCACGCCTTTTCGGACCGTGCGCTGAAAAATGAAAGTGTGCCGTCTGGCGCTGGTTTACCGACGGCAAAGCCGATCACTCCGGCGCGGTCGCAATATGCAAGTGTTTTGGTCATTAGATCATCCTCGGTTCGTTAGCGTTGACAAAAATAAGTCATATCAGGCTCATTTGGCCGCGCTGGTCTGTGGTCGGCGCAAACTGGCTGACAATGAAAACTTCGTGGTTGTTGCACGCAAATAGCTTGCGGAAGCGCGGCGTTTCGCCATCCCACTCCACGACCAATTCGTTGATGTAGCAATAATCGTTCTTTGTGCGGATGAATTCGCCGCCCTTCTGGTCGATCAGCACAAGTGACCAAGAATGAAAGTCGGGATAGGTTTGATGCTTCGTTACTGTCTCGATCCTATAAGGGCCAGTGTCATAGCTTGAGACAATGACTGTGCCGACCGGCAAAAAGTCGCCAATCGTCGGGCGGCTTTCATCTTCGCGGCGCAATTCGTCCGGCGCTGGTGGACCAAGGCCAGACAGGTCGTGCGCATATTGGGAGTGCGGCCAACTGCTCATGACCGCGCCGCAAACAAGCGTTGTTGCCATGCCTCACGGCGGGCGGGTAAATCGTCCGATTGGTCCCCTTGGAGCCAAGCGCGGTGCAGCTGCAACGCTTCGAGAGCGTGTGCCTCGTCAACCGCCTCTGGCACGCCGGGAACAAGCAAAGTCGTTTGGTCATAGGCATGGCGCGCGGTCGCCTCTACCTTCAGGCGGCACGCCTTTTCGGACCGTGCGCTGAAAAATGAAAGTGTGCCGTCTGGCGCTGGTTTACCGACGGCAAAGCCGATCACTCCGGCGCGGTCGCAATATGCAAGTGTTTTGGTCATTAGATCATCCTCGGTTCGTTAGCTGCAATGAAAAGGGGTAAATGGCCCGCGTCGCGTTGATCGACGTGCATCGCGCGGCGGTGGGGGCCGTTGACGGCGGCGGCTATCATTTGCCGATCGCGCTCCGCAATGGCGCGGGCAAGGCCGTCCAGTGCGTCGTCGCGTTCGGCAAGCCGTTGCTCTTTGGTTGTGGCGGCGGTCATGATTGCACCGCGCCGCAACAAGGATCCATCGTCCAACAGAAGTTGGTAAATAAAGCTGGTCACCCGTTTATAGGCAAACTGATCTAAAAGCGGACGATGATCACCGACGGATAGCTGTTGCAATTCGTTGAGAATGAAGTCGTGCAGTCGCGTCGCAACGCTTTTGTGATGAAAAAGCGCTGCGGAATGCACTGAATAGCCGCGCCAAAAGACTTGCCAATAAATGCGTTTTTCGACTGTTAAATTTGCGCTCATGATTGCACCGGTGCGCTTGCACTAAACATTCCAGCTATATCTGCGCAGGCCATGGGCATCGCGTCCTCTGGATGCTCATCAATGCCCCATGGATAGTCGTCGTCCATGTCGCAATTACCCCCACCCGTTGCATCAATCATTTGTTTAATTTGCGCAAAGGCGGTGCTTTGTTCCCATTCGTCATGCTCACACGCCTGATAAGCGGCGCAGCGGGCGTTTTTGTTAAGGTTCGCTGGTGCGATGTTGCCGATCCAGCGGCGATAGACGTAGGCGGCGGCCTGTGCGTCGCCATCGTCCGCCATGCCGTGCCTGTCTTCATATCGCGCGCGGCATGAACGGGCGTTCTCTGTCAAGATCGCTTGGCCAATGGCTTGCGGGTCTGCATTATGGTCAACGAATTGCAGATAAGCGGTTGCCAGAAAATCGGCGTGGGCATCGGATATCATAAAGCAGCTCATGATTGCACCGGTGCGCTTGCACTAAACATTCCAGCTATATCTGCGCAGGCCATGTCCAGTTCCATTATACGGACATTTTTATTCCCGCGCTTAATCGCCTCAACTTTAACGGCCTCTGCAAGTCGCTTGTCGGTTATGCGTTCACCACGGACAACTTCGCAAAGAAGTGTTTCAAATTCATCTCCAGGCGCAATGCCCCAAACGCTAAATTCCATCATGATTGCACCGCCTGCGCCTTGGCATGGTCTGCCAGCGTCCCATGACTGCGAAACGGGTAGCGCGAGGTGCCCAGCGCAGCCGCCATCGCGGCAGGTGAGGCGAATCGTCGCGTCGGTTGTATCTTTGCTAGTTTCATATCTCGGCCTTTCTTCGCCAATGATTGTTTAGGTAACTAGTAACCAAATAAGATACTATTAAAGGCAGGTCAATAGGTTTTTTTTCATACGCCCAATCAGCCGTGCAGCGCGCCGCCGGCGCGCGGTGCGCACGGCTTCATCATTCTCTCTCTATCCGCCACAAAGCTGTGTTTTGGGGCGTGGCGCCATGGCTTTGTGCCGCTGCACCCGAACCCACACCCGTTGAACCAAGCAAGAAATTGGGCCGATTTTTGGCTGTTTCTGCGGGTTGGGGGGCGTTCTAAATGTTCTGCATTGACTTATCGGTATATGTTGTTTTTCAATATCTTGGCGTTTTGTTCTATCGTTCTGTTCTATCGCCGATTTTCTCCATGTGCGTATGTATGTGTGTGCCTTATGCGCGCGCGACGTGCAGAACGCAGAACAAGCGCCTGATTTACGTTCTATTACATATAATTAGACCGTTCTATGGATAGAACATTTAGAACGGCGGTTGATATCGCTTGCAAGGTTGGTATCTCATTTGGTAACTGCTTCGGCCTATGGCGTCATGCGTTCCGACTTCGGCGAATATTCTAATGGGTGGAAATTCCGGTTTCCGCTCTCGATGGGTGTTTGGTCGGGGTGTTTGTCGGGATCGGCAGAATTTTTTGGGATCGGCGCGCCGGATTGGTGCGCTCGATGGTGCTGGTGTAGTCGTTGACCTGGCATATCGGAACGGGTCGCGCAGCTCTCGGGCTGTTGCGGCCCGTTTCTTCGAAAGCACGGATTTCTGCGGGTTTCAGCGGGTCGGCTGTCGCATCGTCGCATGGCCAGCGTCGCACGGTAGCATGAAAAGCGCGAATTTCTGCGGGTTACAAGGTGCCGGTCGTCTAACCGTTAGTTATCCGTCACGCTGGCCGGTCGCTGTTGGGCAGGGCGGGGTGACCTTGATCACGCGGCCAGATCGGGCGGGGGGGGGGCCCCCTTTCGCGACGACGCACGCACGCTATGCCCGTCGCGGATGCGCAGGACCAAGATTTCAAAAAAGCGCTCCACGCACTTTGCCAAGCAATCACAAGGTTTCGGAGGTCGGCGAACTTCAATTCGTTCAAACGGGGTCGGGGGTGCGGGCGGACCGATTTGGCCAAAAATTAGCCGAAAACTGCGGTGTTTCCGGTGGAAGTGGCGTGGATGCCAAAGGGGTAAGGGGTAAAGTCGCTGGGCATGTGCCTTCCGATGTAGCCGTTGTCGCGATGCTATGCGGGGCGGTGCACCGTGTCAACTGAAGTTTCGAGCCTTGAAGCGGCGGTGCGCGAAACGGTGATTGGAGCCGGTTTTTTGGGCGCTGAAACGACAGCAGAGCAGCTTGACTTATTGCGCGACAAAGATGGTCGGTTGCCGCAAGATGCATATCGGCAAGTGCGCAGCGGTCCAGGGCGTCGTCCAGGTTCCACCAATAAGCTCAACCGCAAAATTGCGCAGATGGTCGTGCAGGTCCACGGCGACCCGGTAATGGAGCTGGCCAGCATCGGGTTTATGCCGCTTGACCAAATGGTTGAAATGTTGGTGATTGCCACAGGGCAAAGCAAGATCGAAGAAAAACTGACGGACATGGCCGAACGCTTGACGGCCAAAATTGAGGATTTGCAGGGTAAAGCGAGTCAGGACTATCTGGATACACTAGGTGAGCTTGCAGACAGGGTGTTTGATGCAATCCGCCGCTACGCCATGAAGCCCGGCGACTTGGCCGAAAAGGCGATGAAAATTAAAAAATCGGCGCTGGTCGATGTTGCGCCATACGTCCACGGCAAGCAACCGATCGTGGTCGATATCAACAAGAAACCTGACGTCATCCTCAATATAGCCGGATTGACTAACCCCGCCGCGCTGGCGGCGATGGCGGACGACACAGAATTGACGATGGAGCAGCTGCAAAACATGCAGTTTTTGCCGTCGCATGGTGGGCCGGTGCAGGATGCTGATTATAGCGAGATAGCCGATGAAGGTTAAGCCCTTCATCGACAATGCGCTGCACGCGCTTATGGCGGCCAGCCTGATAACTGGGCCGATACTCGATCAATGTGCAGAGGCAATAATCGAAGCCCGCCCGCTGCGCGATATGTCGAGCAATACGGTCGAGCAAGCGCGGCAAATTCAAGAAGCTGACCGGATTATTGAGCGGCTATCGCAAATCGACATTGCAGATATTGAACCCGACGCCAAAGGCCGCTTTGGTGAATTGCTGGCCGCGAGCAAGGGCCTGACGATGAATTGGGTGGGGCCGGTCGCGCATGCGTTCCGGTCGGACAAGGCGGCGGTATCAACGATTATGGGGCCTTATGGCTCCGCCAAAACGACGACCTGTTTCCAAAAAATCATCAATTCGCTGATTTGGCAACCGCCCGGCCCGGACGGGGTGCGGCGTGCGCGCTGGTGTGTGGTGCGCGATACCTATGGTCATTTGCAATCCAACGTCATGGCCGATTGGTTTATGTGGTTTCCCAAGACCAAGGAAAATTACAACCAAACGACCAATACCCACAAATTGTCATTCGCCATTCCGCAAGCCAATGGCGATATCATGCGGCTTGAGCTGGAAATGCTTTTCCGCGCGGTCGATAATCAATCCGCCGAAGAATTGTTTAAGGGTATGGCGCTTACTGGCCTGTGGTTGAACGAAATGGACACCTTGCACATCGACGTGTTCAAATATGGCTTCCCCCGCGTCGGTCGCTATCGCGCGCCGGGCACGCGGCTTGGGGGCTGGTCCGGCATGATCGGCGACATGAACGCCCCTGCCGAAGATAATTGGACGTATGACTTTAACGTCAACAAGAATATCGGTTTGTCGCCCGAACAAATGGACGCCTACCGCGCAAGTTTCGGCGACAATTTCCGTGTGACGTTCCATGTGCAGCCAGGTGGATTATCTGCCGGTGCCGAAAATATCGGCAATTTGCCGGTCGGATATTATGAGCGCATCCAGATCGGTATGACCGAAGGCGACAAGCGCCGGTTCATCCATAACAAATTCGGCGCGGTGCGCGACGGAAGCCCGGTCTATGCCGGTTACAACGATAGCCGCCATTGCATCGCCGACATGGCGGTCGATCGCCGTTTGCCGATCTATATCGGACTTGATGGTGGCAGCACGCCCGCCGCCCTTTTCGCGCAAAAAACTGCGAAGGGACAGATCCGTGTCGTCGATGAAGTGGTGATTTTCAAAGCCGGTAAAGACGATGTGCTCGATAAATTGGGTGGCAAGGAGTTTGGCCAAGAGTGCGGCGAATATTGGAACGATAATTTTGCCGGTTGTAAGCTGGGTGAATTGGGCTGGGCCGACCCTTCATGCTGGTATGGTGACAGCGAAAAAAATCAGGAAGATCGGGCATTCATCCATAAGTTCGTCGCCGGATTCAACGAAACTGCGATTGGCGTTAAGCTGAAAATGAAGCCAGCGCCGGTTAAGCAAAACCTGATTGGACCGCGTATTGAGGCGGTAGCTGAAAAGCTGAAAGGCGATGCAGAGCCGGGATATGTTATTTCGGACAAGTGCCGCAAGCTACGTGAAGGCTTCAACCGCGGCTATGTCATGGCGCGCACGCAATTCAGCACAGGCGGTGGTCGCTGGAAAGATCAGCCGGTCAAAAATGATTGGAGCCATATTCACGACGCGAACCAATATCTCGTGCTTGGCCTGACCAAGTTCGAGGGTTGGGAAGATGCCCAAGCGGGGCAGGCAGAGCGCGAACGTGCGCGGTCGCGGTCGCGCGTCAAGGTCAATTACGGTTCGGGTCCATTTGCACATCAGGGGTAAGCATTATGTCGAAAGCGTTGCCATTTCTTTCACCAGTTCTGGCCCTTGCGGGGGCTTTCAAGAAAAAGCCCGCCGCACAAAAGCCGGTTTACGCGCAACCAACAGCTACGCCGCGCAGCAACAGCGTGGTCGCCAATGCCTTGTCGGCGCGACGTGGCACAATCGAAAACCAGCGCACAGGCGCGGGCGGGGTGGAGTCATCCACCGGCAAAAAGACCGCATTGGGCGGATAATCAGGAGTGAGTGATATGAGTAAAGCTAAAGTTGAGGGCGCTGCTGTCGCCGAAACACAGGATGCCATCGTGGCGGTCGAAAAACAGGCTGGCGTTGATCCAGCAAGCATCCAGCAAGAAAACGCCGCCGAAATTGAAAATGCTTTGCAAGCTGACGTAGCGGCGGCACCGGCAAAGGGTTCTGATGTCGATCTGCTCGAAGTACAGCGACAAGTTGCTGACTTCACAGAGTCTTTAATCCCGCTTGCAAGATATCTACGGAATGAGGCGTTCTTGCCACCCGCAGATGAGGCAATTCCCGTCGCTATGATCGCCGATGCCGCGTTGCGGGCTTTGCAAGAAGCAAAAGCCGTTGAAGTCGAATTGCATAGCCAGATCGAGGCGCTCACGCCCGATCCATCGCAACTGAAAATCAAAAAAACAAAGCAGATATCGGTTGCCAGCAAGGTCGATGATGAAGAATTCGAACGTGCAACGACGGTCGTTTTTGGAGACAGCAACGGCAATCTGATCACCGATTTGCCACCATTGTCGTTTTCGTCGGACAAGTTCAGCGGTGCCGCGAACGGTCGCACGTTGAATGCCGAAATCGAATTCCCCGTACATGCGCCGGCACGACGCGTCGCGGCGGCGTTCTTGGTGGATGCCAAGGGCAAAGCGCTGTCGGTGTGCGAATTTGTATCGCCTTTGTCGGTATCGGGCGGTGGCAGTGCGCGGATCAACAGCGGTTCGTTGCTGTTCCGGGCGCCTAAAAAGTCAGAAGCGGAAACCGGCGCAGCCTAAAGGCAGCAATATCATCACAGCAGGAGCGGTAACATGATCGATATCAAACAGGCGAAATCAGCGCAAAGCCGGATGGAGAGCAACCGGTCGAATGTCGATGCCCGTCGTTCTGAAATCGCGCCGCTCCTGCTCGATGAAGAAGGCCATTTCCCGACAATGAGCCGGATGGAAGGCCAATATTCCAACAATCGCCGTTTCGATAGCTATCCGGCTTTGGCGTTGCTGGATGGCGTTGCGGGTTTTGAGGATTTTGTCATGCCCAAGGGGCAGCGTTGGCAAAAATTTAGAGTTCCGGATGAAGCGGTTAATAATCGTCGTGCGAACCGCGTGTGGCTGGAAGCGATGGAAGGGCGGTTATTTGCGCTGCGCAACGATCCCGAAAGCGGCTTTGTCTGGAACATGCACCAATCTGCGTGCAGCCTTTTTGCCTTTGCGATGCAATCGATGTGGCCTGACCTTCGCCGTGACCAGCGCGGGCGGGCTGTTGGCCTGACCTATGAGGCAGAGCATATTGACGGGATTTATCTGGAGCTCGACGGCGCGGGACGCCCATATCGGATTCATCGCAAGATCATTTTGTCGGCGCAGCAGGCGATGGACAAGTGGAAAGACAAGTCCCCCAAGGAAGTTGTCGACGCCATGACGGGCCTAAACAAGAATCCTGACCGCGATTTTACTTTTGTTCATTGCATCGAAAAAAACAGCCGATTGCTGACAGGCAGGCTTGATGCAGCAGGTATGCCATGGCTGGGCGGATATTATCTTGAAGGCGGGGATGATAATATGTTTGCGACGGGTGGATATGAAACCCTACCGCGCATTGTCAGTTCGTTTGATCGCGGGCTTAACCAGCATTATGGCAAATGCCCGGCAATGTTCGTGTTGCCGGAAATTCGCGCGTGCCAGGTCATGAAACAAGACCGCGTTTTGGCGGTCGAGCAAAAAACCAAGCCGCGAATCATTGCAATGGACGATGCGCTTGATCGCGGTATCATGAACCTTGGCCCTTATGGTGTCACCTATGGCGGGCTGGACGAGAGCGGCAACCCCACGATGCAGCCATGGCTTGAAGGCGCAGACTTAACCGAAGCCGCCGCGCTGCACCAAGAAGAACGCGAGATGATTGATCGCGCATTTTACCGCGACCTTTTCCAGATCAACAAGGA